GTTGCAGCAGTTTTTTTTTCCGCCTGTTCCTGTTTTGTTTCTTTCGGTGTGGCGTTTGCGCGTTCCTGTAAAAAATGGTACCGTGCATTTTGATACAGCGTCCGCCACGTATCCGAGTCTAATCCCATCTCCTTCAAAATAGGTACGCCATCTGCTACTATTGAACGGTAAAAAGGTATCTGCCCTCGGTCGATCATATCCCTATAAACGTATAATTCTAACAGTTGTTGATAGGTAAGGTCTTTATATTCTTTCTGCTGATAAAAATCTTGTACAGAAACGCCGGTTATTATCTCGAATGTTTCAGGAAAATGAATACGTTCTTCTAGAATATGCCGGAATGCAGATGAATAAAAAAACGGATGCCGAACGTTCCCCGCCTCAAGACGGAAATACTCTAAAAGCGCTTGTTTTATAACTTCTGTCTGCTGACTCGGTGTTAATGTCTGCCAATCCCGGGCATCTGCTTCTTCTTTCGCTGCCTGTTCCGCCCCGGAAGCGTTCTGCGCTTGATTGTTGCTGTCGGCTTCTTCGACATCTGTATCCCCGCCGGCATCGTAACCGTCCGATTCTACGGCCTCGTCGCTTCCTGCTGCTTTTTCCGCTTCGTTAGAATCAGAAGGGAATATTTCTTCATACGAAGCATCATCAACGGCAATATAAAAAATAGGCTCTTGCTGTTTATCTTGAAAATACAATACCGGTACGATAAAGCAATCTTTAAAATATACCGGTGAGAGCGTATAAATAACGTACTCCTGTTGCTCCTCATCAAGGATTCTAAGATTCTTGCAATCTTCAAAGTTTTCATGGTAGACATGTACTGGTACCGCCTTTATAAACAGCCGTTCCCCCAGTATGCTTCGTAAATACTCCGCGTCCTCTTTATCCTCTTCATAAATATAAATGGCTTTTGCAGTGTTCCAATCTTCTAAAAATTCACTCACTGCCTTTTGATAAAAACTTCTGATATTTTTTTCATAGCAGCGGCTATCCATACAATAATCGCTCCGGTCGTGGTATTCAGGGAATAACGCCGCATTGCCGTAATGCGTCCGCTTTGCCGTACACTGTTCGCAAGCCTCACACGGAAAATCAAGCGGCATCCGCATCATCTGTCCTATAACACGGTTGATTGTTTTTTCACTATCGTCGCCAAGTCTAAGCCCGAGGTAAATCTCTTTCTGTACTTTCTTCGGAAGTGAAGCAATCTTCGCAGCCGTGCTGATTTTAATCTTCCCGTCCCGGAAAAGCTGTTGCACTTCCTCAATTAAATCCACAAGTTTCATCCGCTGGTAGATGTGACTTATCGAACGGTCAAAATACGCCGCTAAATCTTCAAGGCTATAGCTTTCTTTTAAAAGCCGTGCATACTGTGCCCCCTCGTCAAGCGGATGTAAATCAAGCCGGTTCACGTTCTCCGCCAGTGCAACATGGGTAAAATATGAATCATCTGCCACCTCATCCGCTTCATAGACAACCGCATCAATTTCCGTCCAATCTAAAAGGATAGCCGCTTCTATACGCCTACGACCTGCAATAATGGTGTAGGGGAATGCCGCATCCTTGCCCTTTCGGACAGTAATCGGATTGATAAGCCCTACCTTCTCAATGGAAGCTTTCAGCGTTTCAAGCGCGCCCTTTCCTCCTACGCGCCGATCATCATCTAATGCGATGTCTTTAATCGCTATTCTTTGCATACTTGCCATCTCGGCTCCTCCTCTTTTTTCCTATTCTCTTCAACGGAAACAATCTTCCCACCGAATATCTTTTTTATTAAGTGTACCCGCTTATCGTAGGTTCTCCCCTCTTTAAAAAGCAGTATCATTTCAGGCGGGGTATAGTGCACCCCGTCTTGTGTCTGCATTTCCATAATACCGGCGCCGTAATCGGTAATAATCGCTTTTTGCTCCAATACCGACGAATAAAGTTCGTACCGGTCTCCTTCCGCTTTATTCATCAGTACACTCCTACCGGTGCTCCGCCTTTTAAAAACCTTTGTAAAATACGCTCTGCGGCCGAATAGGCTTTGCAATACCCCTTCTTTCGCTCTATACCGTTTTCGATGAGAAATACGTGGTATTTGAAAGAAAAATCCGGTGCATAACAGATCACCCCTTCAGTAAAGGTTGTACCGGTTAAAGCGCTGGTACGATAAAGGCACTCCCTCCGATAGCTTAACGGCTGTATCATACGTTTGTTCCCTTCGCTTTGTGGCCGGTAGTAAGGCTTTCATTGCGCAAGATTTTCAATGTAAAATGCCCTAACGCCCGAATCTCGTGCAAGGCTACTTCCGGGCTTTTCTCTTGAATACCGGTAATAGCCTTGTTGACAATGTCGTCAAGTGCTTCCGTAATAAGTTCATACCCTTTGTCGGTAATTTCCATGATTATTCCTCCCTTGCGATTAGGATAAAAAAAAGCGTGTAAGGCTGGCTTGTGGTTTGCCCTACACGCTTTACGGAGGTTTATCAGTTATCCCCGTTCTCGCTGTTTAAGCGATTAAACAGACAACCACAATAATCTGTTTAACCGCTCAAAATAACCGGTATAATCCGGCTCTTCTGATTTGATAGCAAAGAAAGATGTTTACAAGCCTGCTATAACAAGGTCTTGCACATCTTACTTTTAATCTTACAGTTAGAGATTATTGCTTTGTGATAAATTGTCGTGATAAGTTGTTAAAGTATGTACAAAAGGCTATCTAGTGCATTTTTTGAAATTCCGGTGCACAATCAATGTGTAATTGATAGAGGAGGCTTTTATGAAAAAAAGCATGTGGGTAACGGTTGCGGCGGCGCTTATCGCTGCAGGCGCTGTTATTATGAGTTACGGTGTCGATTGGTTGATTGATACCGCCGGATGTATTGTAATGCTCTGCGGGGCGTTGCTTGCTACAGTTATTGCCATTAAAAACAGAGACGATAAAAAGCGATGGATTGTTTCGCTGGTATGCGCTTGGCTTGGCGTTGTCGTCTTAACTATTGCCGGTTTGGTGCGGTTTAAGGGCGTGGTTATCCTTGCTCTTGCGGGTGCTGTTTTAATCGCTGTGTACTGGTACATCGAATACAAACGGCGGCGGTAAGCATTATTTGAGGCGGGCGAATATGCCCGCCTTTTTTATAGGGATAACAAACGATATGGAAAGTTTTTCAAGACATATTATTGATAAGCCGGAAGATTTTTTGCTTTTAACCGATGCCGTTAAAAAACAAATGACAACTGCAGCAATCAATACGGTTAATATTGAGGCTGCCTATGCACGGAAAAATCTTGTCAAAAAAGCAGAAACTACTTTTACATTACGGAATACGTTTACCGTAAAAAATTGTACGTTTGAACAAATGAGAATGAAGCCGGTTAAAAGTTTGAATGAAATACGTTCCCGTGTCGGCTTTTCCGAAAAAGTTGATTATATGCGCAGACAGGACGAAGGCGGTTATCATACGTCAAAGACCGGTTCAAAGCTGGCAATTCCTACTGACAAGGCACGTGCAGGAAAGAATAAACAAAGACTTGTCGGCAAGCAGTACCGTTTAAGTGAAATTATGGCAAATAAAATTAGAGGGCCTATTAGGAATAAAATTGTGCTGCGCAGCAGCTCGCGAAAGGCACGGGGTGTTGCACGGGCGATTGTCGCTTCCGGTAAAAATTCCGACGGGAAAAAGAAGTTTGTCCATTACGGAAAAAATATCTTTCGGATTACTCATTTTAAAAAGAAAGGGGATTCTATCTCATTTCGGAAAGATATGCTGTATGTTATGGATAGGACGCAAACGCATACAGAGCCTACCGGTTTTTTTCTGCCGGAATGTGAGCGCCCTATGCAAGCGATGCAAAGCATTTTTAATTCGGAAATGGATAAGGCTTTTAAAGGATAAAATTCACAATCTTTTTGTAAAAAGTTATTGACAAAACACAGATAATATGCAATACTATAATAGTCAGGCGCGTTGCGCCGAAGTTCAATTCTTGTTAAAAGGAGTAAGGTATGAAAAACTGGATAAAAAAATACCTGCGAGAAGTAACGCTACTACTAATCGCAGGTGTTATCCAAGTTCTTGTAGCACTGATTATTAAGTTAATAATCGGCTAGCGAGGACAACGGGAATGGTTCTATGCAGGACGTTCCCGTTACTAAGTACTTTACTCCTAAGGGGGCTTTATGTCAATAAGAGAATGGAAACCGCCTATTCTTAAAACGGTTATCCGATGTATTATCGGCTCTGTTTTTGCTTTTATCGTTCTGAAATTGTTAGGGGTATTTTGATGGAAGATGAACCGAAGAAAAAATATACCGGTTACGGCTATCATGGCGGCGGAAGAAAACCGACAGGGAGAAAAGTCATTTATAAAACGGTTTCTATCTCCGGTTTGCCGGAAGAAATTGAGGCTATGAAAAAGCTTTCCGCGCAAAGCGGAAAAACATTTTCACGTTTTGTAATTGAATCCATTTTAAAATAGGTCTTCATTGGATGAAAGGTGGGCAAATATGCCCGCCTTTTTTTTGTAAAAAAATAAAAACTTTTATAAAAACACTTGACATATTATAGCGAACTCGCTATAATATAATTATCTTAACGATAAGGAGGTTGAAATGAAGAAACGCAAAAAAGAAAAGCCGCCCGAAAGGACGGCTTTGGTTCTAGCGATTATCGCAGCCCTGACAAGCATTGTCGATAATCTGCTGGAAATAATCCTAAAACTGCTTGACCGCTAGCAACGGTTCAGCAGAGGGAGCTCGAAAGAGCTCCCATTAAAAATACTTTATTTTAAGGGAGTTGTCAATGAATAAAACGCTGTTTAAGGTTTTGAATGTTGTTTTGGTTATATTTATCGCCGTTACGGTTGTAGGTATTGTGTTAAAGGTCGTGAACTTTTTTTAAGCGAGGCTTATATGTTGTATTCGGTTACGCAGGCGGCTGAATTAAAAGATGTTTCAGTTGCCTTACTGCGTCGTTGGTGTAAAGAAAACGGATGTCAAAAGGTTGGCTGGTCGTTTCTACTTTCGGAAGATGATTTAAAGCGGTTTGATGAACGAAATAAAAAGGTAGGAAAACCGGCTAAAAAACCGGAGCAAGGCTAGCGTTTCAGGCGGGCAAATATGCCCGCCTTTTTTATTGTCTATATTCGGTATCGCCTGTGCAGTTGCCCCGGGGTAAGTTAAGAACTTTGTACAGTTTACAACTTCTTTCTATTGGTGTTTTGACTATCGTATGCTATGATAGATTATAGAAAATATCATTGATAAGAGGTTGTTTGTATGGATTATGCAAAGTTTGAAGCTCAGATAAAAGAGTTAGGGGTGAAGCCTAATTTTCTTTCTAAGTTAATGTACGGCAGTGTGGCTACTTTGATTTCTGATGCTGAGGTTGTAAAAGCTATAGCACCAATAACAACTTCAAAGGGAATGGGGTGTATAGCGGTTACAAATGTTAATTTTTATGCGCTTGAAGCTAAAGGGATGCTCTCAAATGATAAGGTTGTAATAGATTTATCAAAAGTATCAGGTTGCAAAATATCAGGAATGGCGGGTAATATTTTAACAATAACAGAGGGAACAACAAAGTATGAATATAAAGGAGTTGGCCGAGCCTTGACTATTATGGAGGCTATCAAAAACAAAGATGATAAGTCTGTTGAGCAGGCAACATCTGAAATACCGGCAGCTACTGATCCTACAGAGGAATTGCGAAAATATAAAAAACTTCTTGATGATGGTATAATTACACAAGAAGATTTTGATCAAAAGAAAAAAGTGCTGTTAGGTCTTTAATATTCAGGCGGGCGATATGCCCGCCGATTTTCAATCCTTCACATACTCTATCACATCTTCAATCCGGCATTCAAAATATTCGCATATCCGATTTAGTACATCCATAGATACATATTCATTCTTTGCAAATTTAGCAAGTGTGTTAGGTGATATTCCTAATACTTTTATTAAATCCATCTTCTGCATGTTGCGCTGGACAAGTAATAGGAAAAGCGGTTTGTATGAAAAACTCATTTTTTGTACTCCTGTAATCTATAGTAAAAATATCATAAAGTATAAAAAAAGTATAGATATTTATAATATCTCTATTGACAAAGATTATAGTTTTATATAAATTATTTATATAAAACTATAATATCAATAGGAGGCATAATAATGATGAAAGGAAAAGAACAATACGCGATTGCGGAATGGCAGCGGTTAATTGATCAGCAAAGTACAACGCTTGTACATTCAATGGCAGAGATGAAAGAGGTGTGCGATGAATTGTCTATGAATTCTGTTTTGTACGATATTGTAATGCTTGAGCGGTCTCTTGGCAAATTAAAGGAACTGTTGCCGAATTGGGTGCAAGCAGCGGGTAATACTATCGAAATGAAACACAAGATGATCATTGGCGGAAAGGTTTATCATGCACTCTTTGCCGATCATAGCGGGGCTATCGGCAAATATGTTGGAAACGACAAATCCGGGCCTGTATACCGCTTTCCTGGCGGAAGTTCGTACAGTTTTGGTGCAGACGAGCTTTTTAATAATGTGCCGGATAATAAATGGGTTGAAGAGTTTTATTTTTAACGCAATCAGCCGGAGGGTACTCCGGCTGTAAATGCTTTTTAAGGGGGCGATTATGAATACGAATGCACAAAAGACGGATGTACAAGCGCTTAGTTTTGATGTCTTGGAAGAAAGAACGGATAGTATAGCCCGTGATGTGTATGAAGCTGCTTTGTACTACAAAGAAGATGCTGTCGGACTTTACGGGGCGATTATGTATGCTGCGGTCAAAATTCTTGTTAAAACCGAGCGGCTTGCAGAACCGAAAACAGAGGCGGAGCGGCAAGAAAAAGAGCGGCAGGTTGCGTTTATTACCGATTTAATATATCGGGACAAGGCAAAAAGGGCGGCGGTATGAGTGAACGGTATATTGATTTTAAACATAATAGGATTATTGATTCTACTTTAGATGCCGACGGCTTTTTTGCGTGCGGTAAGCGTGAACAGCGGGCGCAGACGCTTTTTAAAGAAGTGGAGCGTTTCTGTAAGGTGTCTTATACGGACGGCGTGCCGATTGCGTATATCGGCCGATTCCGCGTCTCCTGTTTGGAGCTTGCGCAAGAGCTTGGGGAGTTGGAGCGGATTATTCAAGTGTATAGCGCCGGACAATCCGAAACCGGTCAACCGTATATGACTGCCGAACAGACGCCGCCGTATGGGGTATAAGTAATGGGTAATTGAATAATGTGTAATGCGTAATCGGTGTTTGCCGGTTACGCATTTTTTTTTGTGAAAAAAAGCAAAATTTTTTCACAAAGCTGTTGACATAAAATACATCTTGATGTATGATATAATCATCTTAAAGAAAAGGAGGTGAAAAATGCGAAAGCGCAAAAAAGAAAAAGGCAATCGCCCGAGTGTTACAGAGTGGATAGTTGCGATATCCACTGCACTCTTAGCGATTGCCGCTTTACTACAAGCGCTGCTTAAATAAGCGGCGCGGCCGGAGAAAAACTCCGGCCTTTATAATGCTTACTTTTTATGGAGGTGTCAATATGACGAAAAGGTTTAAATGGTTGTTTGCAGGGTTTATTGTTGTATATGCGTTTTATCTTATTATAAAGTTTACCAAAGGGGTGTAATATGGCGCAAAAGTTACTAACGACAAAAGATATTTCGGAGCGCTGCGGTTGCGAGACGCAAACCGTTTCAAGATGGGCTTCTGAAAATGATGTGTCGTATGTAGGTGAAAATAAAAGAAAGACCTACATTTTTACGGAAGCTGACTATGAACGTTTTTTGCAGCGTCCTAAGCCCGGCAAGCGAGCCAAAAAGGCGGATGAAAAGAAATAAATACAAAAAAAGCGGTAATCGCCAAGTGTTACCGATTGGATACTAGCCCTATCCGGTTTGATAACAGCGATTACCGCACTAATCCAAGCACTGACTAAATAAGGCAGCGCGGTTTTTATAATGCTTACTTTTTACGGAGGCGTCAATGTGACACGGCTTGAAAAAATAATGATTGCAATTATTGTTTTACAGATATTGCAAATACTCATGTCATTATCACGGTTTTTACGGTAGGAATTATTCTATAATGCGTAATCGGTGTTTGCCGGTTACGCATTTTTTTTGTGAAAAAAATGCAAAAATTTTTCACAAAGTTGTTGACATAAAATATCACTAGTGATATAATAAAGACATCTTAAAGATCAGGGGGTGATAAGTATGAAAAAGAAAAAGCCGCATAAGCATAAAGCAAAATGCGGCTTTGGTATCCGGCAGGTGTTGACGGTTTTAGCGGAACTAGCAACAATCGCCGGATTTATTTTAAGCCTGATTAGCAGATAATCGGGCGCGGTTGGAAGGATTTCCTTCCAACCGTTACTATAATGACTTTATGGAGATGTGTCAAATGGAAATTAAGTTAAAAGGTGTTAAGGCTTACCTGTATATTATTATCTTAGTGTTAGGTGTTATCAATTGCGGCTATCAGCTTTTTAGACTTTGGGGGTAAATATGACTACAAATGAAGTAGCCGAAAAAGCAGGCTGCAGCACTATAACAGCGCGTATGTGGGCATTAAAAAACGGAGTGCCGTTTGCCGGTTCGGATAGGGCTAAAATTTATTTATGGTCTGAATCTGACTATGAGCGTTTTTTGCAGCGTCCTAAGCCCGGCAAGCGGGCTAAAAAGGCGGTGGATAAAAAAAATTAAAAAAAATCATTTTTTTTCTAAAAGTTAATAGCTTTTATAAAAGCCCTCTTGTAATCTTGGAATTATAAGGGGGCTTTTTTTATGAAAGAAGGCGTTCAATCATTCTTTTTGGCGGCGGGCAATAACGGCTGCTATTGTTTTGCAATTATTAGAATTGCCGAACGTATTACAAAAACAGAGATCGATCCTCTATCTGCATTGCAGGCGGGGATTGCTAAAAAATTCATCCGAGTCAACGAAAAAAACTATTCACAGGGTGATAATTTTTATGTTGCCGAACCTGCTCAATTTTTAACGTATCTTTCCGGCTGGAAGTGTGATGTAAAAAAAGAAGCTCCCGATTATCAGCTGAAAGATGGGGAAATTGCCGTTGAACGCTGGGACTGTAACGGTAGGACGCATTTCAAACTTTCCGACTGGGATTCTTTAGAAAATTCGCAAGTAGTGAAATACGGAAAAATCGCATCATTGCGCGTATTTTATCCGCTTTAATTTTTTTTGAGACGGTGTGTATGAAATTTGCAATAGACAACGTTATTGACAGCTGGTTTGACGGTATTACTGCTACACAGGTAAGCGAAGCGCTTGCAGGGCTTAAAGACGGTGAGACGTTGGAGCTCAGTATTAACAGTCCGGGTGGAGACGTATACGAAGGGATTGCGATTTTTAATGCGATCCGTGAAGTCGCAAAAACGCATCCGGTTGTTGTTACAATCAATGGTCTTGCTGCGAGTATGGCAAGTTACATCGCGCTTGCAGCTCGGACAGTTGACGACAATGCAGTTGTAAAGGCGTCGGATAATTCTATCTTTATGATTCACAATCCGTATACGGGTATGTACGGTGATTATAAAAAATTTGAAAAGACGGCAAGTTATTTAAAACAGCTTGCGGGAGCGCTAGCCGGTGTGTATCAATCGGTTTCAAAAAAAACCGAAAAAGACATCCGCGCTCTTATGGACGAAACGACGTTCTTTGTCGGCAATGAAATTTTTGAAAACGGATTTGCAAATGAATTTGAAAAACATGCAGCTACAGAACAAGACGATGATGCCGACACTCCGCTTATTGAAAGCCGCGATGCGCTTATCGTGAACGCAAAGTTAAAAATCAAAAATTGCTATGACAAATTACAAAAGAGCGCTGAAAAGGACGGCGGCATATCGATAGAAAAAGCGGCCGCGCTTTTACAGACACCGGCAGTTTCCGGCAAGACGGTTGCCGCGCATAATGATACAAACACAAATGGAGGCAGTATGAACGTTGAAGAGTTAAAAGCAAAAGACGCGGCGTGTTATGACGCTGTTTTTGCATTAGGTGAAAAAGCAGGGCGCGAAAAACAATCTGCGATGGTGAGCGGACATTTGCGCCTTGCGGCAAAGTGCGGCGCGTATGAGCTTGCGGCAAAGTTTATTGAAGAAGGTAAGCCTGTTGCGGAAGAGTCGGTGCAGGATGCTTATATGGATTTTGCAATGACGAAAGCGCAGACGCAAAACCGCATGGATGATAATCCGCCTGCAACGCATACGGAAGCAGCGGAGAATAATGCAGACGAAAAGGCTTTAATGGCTGAGTTTGACAAAGGCTTTTTCGGAAAAGAATAAGAGGGGTTCGCTATGGCAAAGATTGAAACGAGTACGGTTGATACCAGTGCCGTACTGTTAGGCAATAATGATTTTGAAACCGGTCTATTGGCTGCCGTGCCTGCCAATACGATTATTAAAGCCGGCACATATCTAAAACGAGACGGCGAAAAGTTTGCCGTGCTGACAAACCCTGCCAGCGAAAAGGTTGTAGGTATTGTGCCGTTTGACGTGGAAAACGAGAAAAGCAGCGTTGCTGATGTTCCGTTCCGTGCATTGATTGCAGGGCGTGTGCGTGCCGATAAGGTTTTGCTGAACGGCAATAAACCGACGGTTGAACAGCTGGATATGCTCCGTGCGTGCGGAATAATTCCGGTAACCGTTACGGATGTTTCTCAAACTGCGTAATGCGTTTGCGAAGTGTGATAAAGAGGAGTTGAATACTATGTTGCCGAATTTTATTACCAGAATTGTACAACTGTTTAATCAAAAACCTGACATCAGCAAGATGGGGTTTTTGTCTTCGTTTTTTAAGACATCATCCGATTCGTTTACCGATGCGGAAAAATTTGAATACGACATAACCCGTTCGGGTGAAGATGTCGCGCCGGTTGTCCGCAATTTAAGCACTGGGGCGGTGCTAATTGCCGAGGATGAATTTCAAAGTAAAAGCATTCCCTTTCCGGTGTATGCGCTTGCAAAACCTGCCAATATTGCGCAGCTGATGAAACGGCAGCCCGGAGAAAATGCCTATGCCGACAAAGTCAACTGGTTCGGAAAGCTCGCAAAAATTCTGGTTGACGGATTTGCAAAAATGACGGCGATGATTCGCTATTCGGTAGAGCTGCAAGCCGCGCAGCTTTTGCAAACGGGCAAAATCATTTTAACCGACGAAAAAGGAAGCGCAACGTATGAGCTTGACCTCAAGCCGAAAGCGTCGCACTTTCCGACGGCGGCTATTGCGTGGGGTGCTTCCGGTGCAAACGTGCAGGCCGATATAACCGCGCTTGCTGATGTTGTCCGCGATGATGGTTTCTGTGATATTACTACGTTGATTTTCGGGAAAAATGCATGGGAAAAATTTATTGCCGATCCGTCCGTTCAAACGGCATTGCGTCAAGACGGCTTACGGCTCGGTATGCTGAATCCTGCCTTAAAAGATAAGGGCGGGAAGTATATGGGTTGTATCGACATCGGCGCAAACCGCTATGATTTGTGGGTGTACAATGCCCGTTATAATGAATTCGGAAAGACAGCAAAAACAAAATATGTGCATGACGATAAAGTTATCTTCTTGCCGGATATTGAAGATTTGGATTTTAGAAAAATGTTCGGCGGTATTCCAACAATCAACACGGACGAAACGTTCGGGCAGTTGTTTGATGGGAAAATTCAGATCGGCGAAGAATTTGATTTCCGTCCGCGCGTATGGTGGGATGCGGAACGTGAAGCGTATATCGGAGAAATTAAAAGCCGTCCGTTGTGTTGGCCGTTTTCGATTGACCGCTTCGGTTGCTTAACAATCCAGTAATTTTTTTTGTAGGAGGATATGCACATGAGTAAATATAAGGTTGCTGAAGGTTTTGCGTTTACGGCTGGCGGAGTTGTGTATGCGGAAGGCGATGAAATTTCCCTTGAGCAATTCGGCGGAAATGAAGCGGCTTTTTCGGTTGCCTGTGAAAAAGGCATGATTATTACCGTTCCTGATGGAAAGGGTAAGGACGAAAAAGACGGCAAGACGCCGCCTGATGATGGTGATGGCGGAAAGGGTTCGCAAAAGACGCTTGAAGCTCTAACTAAAAAAGAACTTGAAGAGCTTGCGGCGAAATTAAAAATTGAAACCGGCGGAAAAAAGAAAGAAGAAATTATTGTGGCAATTAAAAAGCATCTTGCCGATTACCTTGCCGCTATCGATACTGTAACTGACGAACAAATTAAAGAGTTTGCTTTGTCTTTCGGTATCGATGTGAAAGATAAGACGAAAGATGAAATCATTGCAGCGTTAACCGAACTGCAAAAATAGGTAGGTACACAATGAATATACGGGAGCTTGCGGAAAAGGATTTGTCTTTTACATTGGAAAATGCCAATGTCAGCGGCTCCCGTTTTGTGCTCAGCGATAAAAAGGGAAATCATTTTAATTTAACCGGTGCGGTCGGCGACATAGGCTATCTTCTAAATACGGACGGCGTGCCGGTACAGGGCAGAACGATAACGGTTTCATACCGGCTTTCTTCGCTTGCGATGTACACAAAAGAAACGCCGCAAAAAGGGTGGCAGGTGTTGTTACGTGATTTATCCGGTACGGAATATCGGCTCTATGTTGTTCGGTATGAACCGGACAGAACAATCGGGATTGGCAGGTTGCTGTTATCAGTGCAGTTGAAAGAGGTGTAGAGGCGTAGCGGTATGCAGGCGCAAATTCAAACGCTTTTAAACGAAAAAGACAATGTAGAAAAAATACGGGATGCTATAGCGCTTATCTTAAAAACAGAATTAAGCAATCAATATGCGCTTGCAGAAACGGCCGGTATTGAATCGCTTGAAGATTTTAATATCGGCGTATATTTGGAAAGCGCTCGGCCGTGGGAATTAACAGCAAATGAAGCGGGCTGTAATCCGTTTCCGCTTGTAAATATTTTACTGAACGAGACGCGCCGTGCTGAAGGAAAAGCGGGGAGCGCAATCGGACGGAAAAGATATACCGCTTCTTTTTCTATCGATTGCTATGCGTGCGGTAATGCCGAATCGGATGGCGATGATACAAGGCAAGCGGCATTAAAAGCGTGGCGTATTGCGTGCATTGTCCGTTCAATTTTAATGAGCGGATTTTATGCATATTTAGGGATGCGCGGTGTGGTGCTTGAACGGGATATGCCCGGTATAAAAACAGGAATTCCTAGCAACTTAGCGGAAAGCGCTGCTGCCGTAACCGTAGCGCGGATAGATTTTTCCGTTTCGTTTTATGAGGACGCTCCGCAAGGGGATGGTGCGGAATTGGAAGAAATACAGTTTGAAGCGGTCGGAAAAACCGGTGAAGTTTTAATACGGATATAGGAGGCATTATGGGAGTTTCGGCAACGGCGGTAAGCCGCGTATGCGGAGTAAGCGTCGAATACAAAAATTTTAATTCAGGGAAAGCGTTTATGTTGCCGCAACGCTTGGCGGTTATCGGGCAGGGCAATGATGATGCTGTGTATGGTTTAGATAAGTTTGAACTTGAAGGCAATGCCAATGCAGTCGGAGACCGGTACGGGTACGGCAGCCCCTTACATCTTGCGGCATTGCAGCTTTTTCCACAAAACGGAAAAGGCGCCGAGTTTCCCGTAACGGTGTACCCCCTTGCAAAGGTAAAAACGGGGGTACCGGCAAAAGGCGCTATCGGTGTTACGCTTGCGGTCTCCAATGAGGGGGCTTCGGGTAACGGCGCCGGTACGGTGTATATCGGCGGTGTTGCTGCCGAGTTCGCAGTTAAGAAAGGTGATAAATCAGAGGCAATTTTAAAAACAATAAAAGAAGCGGTTGATGGTGTGTTGAATATGCCTGCAAAAACAGGGGATATAGCAGCCGGAGAAATTCCGCTTGTGGCAAAGTGGTCAGGTGAAAGTTCCAACATGATTACGCTTGAAATAGCGGCGGATGTGCCGGGGGCAACTTTTACGATAAAGAAATTTGCAGACGGTGCGCTTGACCCCGATGTAAATGCTGCATTGGGGAAAATCGGTATTGTATGGGAAACATTTATTTTAAGTTGTTTTGATTATAAAAAAGAAGCTCGGCTTGATGCATATCAGGAATTCGGGGAATCTCGTTGGTCAGCGTTAGAGAAAAAGCCGCTGCTTGTTTGCCACGGCTGTACTGATGTTTTATCGGAACGTACAAAGACAACGGACGAACGCAAAAACGATGCAATCAATTTTTTGCTTGTCTCTGTCGGAAGCCGTGAATTGCCGTTTGTCATTGCCGCTCGTGCTCTTTTAAATGACATTGTTACAATTGCGAACAGCAATCCTGCGCAAGGCTATAAAGGATTATTGACCGGTTTACATTGCGGCTCCGATGATGTTCAGGAAAATTATATGCAGCGGACACTTTCGGTTAACAATGGTTCGTCTACTAATATCAAGAACGGCAATGTTGCGGAGCTGAACGACATTATCACCTTCTATCATCCTGCGAATGAAGGGCAGTTCCCAAGTAAACGCTATGTTGTTGATTTGGTTAAACTGCAAAATGTTGTATTCAATGTACGGCTGATTATGGAAGCGGATGAATTGAAAGGGGCGCCGATTGTCAGCGATGATACCGTTACCGCGAATGTAAAAGCGAAACAGCCTAAGATGATTAAAACATCTTTTATGAATCTTGCCGATTCGCTCGCGCTGCAGGCAATTATCCAGGAACCGGAATTCAGCAAGCGGAATATGAGCGTTAAAATAGATTCAAATAATCCTAAACGGATTAATGTGCGCTTTCCGGTAAAATTATCCGGCAATATCGAAATTTCTGACACCGATATTTATTTCGGTTTTTATCTGGGCGAATAGTTTAAATTCGATACACAAATTGGTGTATCGAATTTAAACGACGAGTTTCGGTTTGAAAAACCGAAACATCGCTTTATTAAAAAATAAATTTGATAATTTATTTTTTTTAGGAGGAGGAGAAAATGATAGCGGGGCCTTTTGAAAGTCATACATTGAATGGACGCCGGTTTACCTGCGATGCCGAAGACGATGCAAAGTGGAAACTCGGCGGGAAAAACAACGAAGTAAAACCGAACGGGGATGGAACAAGCCGCGTCGTGCAATCGCGGAAAGTCGATTCGATTGAAGGGATCAGTTTAGTCATTGATTTCGATAACGGGGACGATGAATTTTTGCAGGATTTAAAAAACTCCGGCAAAATGTTCGACTATTCCGGTACGGCAAATGACGGCGCTGTTTTTGCCGGTTCGGTACAGATTGTTGATGACATAGAGCTTTCTTTCAAAGAAGGAACGGCAACCGTTTCGTTACATGGTAAGATTGAAAAGCAAGGGATTTAATTACACGGCAGTGTATTTAAATATATTATTTTTTTAAGGTGAGGTGTACAAATGGAAAAAGAAGTAAAGATTGACAGAGAAACGGCAGTTGCCGAGTTTGAACGGTTTTGTGAAGCAAACGAAATCGATTATGACGAAAGCGCAATGACGGATGAGGAATTGGATAGCTTTTTGCCTCTAAAAAAAAGGTTCGTAAGAGCCTGCATGGATGGCCGCGTTGAAGTAGACGGACTGAATATTAAATATACGATTTCGCAATTTAGTGGAAAATGTGCAGGTGAAATTGTAGTAATTAAGCGCCCCACCGGAAAGGCGTTTATGATGCTGAACAAATATTCTGAAAAGCAAGGGGTTAATAAACTGCAGGCGTTCCTCTCCGAGATGATGGAAGACAGTAATTTTTCTTTTGCATTGCTTGATTCAAAAGACTTAATGTTCTTAATAGGAATTGCAACGCTTTTTTTAGCCGAATAATTTCCGTATGTGCTGTCAACGGAAAGAAAACAAAAGTATTAGGGGCGGCAGGGATACTGAATCAAGTTTTACAAATATGTTTTGATTATGCTTCCTTGCCTCCGCTTGGTGAAATGAGTATTGACGATATTCATTTTTTTTATGATGCACGGATAAAAGAGCTTTGTAAAATACAAAAGGATTTATAATGGCAAAAGCATATTCGATAGAAGCTGTTTTTAAGTTGATTGATAGAGCGTCAGCTCCGCTAAAGAAAATAGGCATTGAGGGAAAAACTACATCGGGTTTTCTAAAAAGCGAATTACTGAAAACGGAGCAGCAGATTACAAATATCGGTTCAAAGTTAAAGACGTTCGGAAAATATGCTATCGGTGCCGGTGTCGGCGCTATCGGTGTCGGTCTTGGGGTTGCTACAAAGCAGTTTATTGAATTTGACAGCTCATTGCACGCTGCTTCAGCCGCTTTTTCGGATATGAATCCTAAAGCGGTTGATTTTGGTGATAAGCTAAAAATACTCGGAAAGGCGGCGCGTGATGTTGCTGCTGTTACTGAATTTAATGCACAGCAAACGGCAAGCGCACTATCTACGCTTGCCCGCGCCGGTATAGACAGCACTAATGCTATTGCGCTTTTGCCGAATGTTGCGGATTTAGCAACATCGGCAATGGTTGATATTGATTCTGCTGTAAATATGGCAACCGGTACTTTGAGTATATTTGGAAAAATGTCCGATGATCCTAAAATACTGGCCGGTAATATGAAATATGTATCCGATATTCTGGCAAAAACGGCGGATATGGCTAATCATACTGTTCAAGACGTTGTTGACGCTGCTACGGAAGGCGGCGATATGTTTAAAAAAGTTAATCAGAGTGTTGAAAACTTCAATGCTGCTCTGGTTGCTCTGGCAAAAAACAAGATAACAGGATCGAAAGCCGGTGTGGCGATGAGAAATATTATGCTAAGGCTTTCAGCTCCGGCGGCATCCGGAGAAATGGCTTTAAAAAAATTAGGTATACGAACAAAAGATTCTGCCGGTAATTTATTGAATATTGTTGACATCATAGGGCAATTTGAAAAATCGCTTAAAGGTGTCGGTACTGCTGATGCAGCAGAATATCTTGACGCAATATTCGGTAAGCAAAGTGTAGCAGCGGCGCAAACGCTTATTAGCGCCGGATCGGATAAATTGTTGGAATATACAAGTCTTATTGATGATAGTCTTGGTGCAGCAGCACAAAAAGCAGGGGTAATGAGAGGCTCACTGCAAAATCAAATAAACGTTTTAATGTCCGGTTTGACGGAATTAGGGTTTAAATTTGTAGATGCGTTTGCTGATAAAGGTTCCGATGCAATTAAAAAACTGACGGATGCGATAAACAGTTTTGATCCAGCTCCTGTTATCGATTTTTTAACAAAAGCGTTTAATGCTGTTTTTAAACTTGTCAGTGTTTTATGGAATATGCGTGGCATTATAAAAGCTGTTGCGATTGTATGGGGCGTTTATAAAACGGTTATGCTTGCTGTAGGTGCTGTACACAAGCTCTTAGATTCTCTTATGACTGCTAGCCCTCTTGGTTTGTTTATCAAACTTGTTGCAATTCTTATCGGTTTAATCGTTTTAATCATTGCATATTGGGAAGATATTTGGGAATGGATTACAAAAAATCAGGAAGCGGTACTCGGTATAATCAGGATTTTTTCAGGGCCTTTTGCAGCTATTATTGCTATTGTCCGTGAGTTTTGGAATGAATGGGATAGAATAAAACAAGCGTTTACGGATGGCGGAATCGTTAAAGGACTTTTGCAGATAGGGGCAACGATTTTATCAGCGCTATTAGTGCCGTTGCAAGGAATATTTGAACTGATTGCAAAAATTCCCTATATCGGCGAACCGTTTAAGGCAATGGCAGGCGGCATAGAAAAATTCAGAGATACAATAAAAGGCGTTGACGGCACGGAGATGATCAATAAGATACAAGGGGTTGACGGCACAGAGATAATCAATAAGGCACAAGGTTCTGTTGCTCACGGAGGCGGGGGGCGGGCGTTCGGCAGCGATGTGCCGGAATTAGCTCCTATTTCGCCGGCGCAGCAGGTTGCCTATTATTCGCGGCAAGACACCTATCAACATGCAGAAATTTCGGTGCGTGCAGAGCAAGGTACGCAGGCGCGTATTTCAAAGCCTCCGAAATCTCCGGCATTTAATCTTGTTGCTTCGGGAAGTTATTAGGGATTGTGTTTATGGAATGGGAAAAAAGAATAACCGAAGCAAAATATACCGCGCCGTCCGGAAAGGAAGTATCGTTTCTATTCGGCAGTGTTTCTAAAGAAACGGATTTAAAAACAGGGCTTTTTACTTTTCCCGATAAAGATGGCGCGCACGTGCAACATCAGGGTGCCGGTGCAACGAGTTTTCCGCTTACCTGTATTTTTAACGGTTCCGATTGTATGGAACAGGCTGATAGTTTTGAAGCACTGTTGTTTGAACGGGGTGTTGGAGAATTACAGCATCCGGTATACGGTATTCATAAAGTAGTGCCGCATGGGAAAATAAAACGGGTTGATGACTTGCTTTCCGGTCTCAATGAATCGGTTGTTGAAGTTACGTTTGTAAAAATTATTACCGATGATGTTATTCCAAAACTTGAAACGGTTGCGGCTGCAGAAATTGAAGAAAAGTATGAAGCGTTTTCGGATGCTGCGTGTGAAGATTTTGCGCGCGGTGTTTCCGCCGGTACGATTGATGATGAGCTACGGGAAAAGTCGGTTTTAAATACGCAAACAGAGCAGATAAAAAGCACAATGGAACCGCTGATAAGCTCACATGCCGGAAGTTATGGCGATTTTTTAACAACCGTTGCAGAATTAAAAAATGCGGTTAATACAATGTTTGATAAGAGTTCAAGCGCCGTTAACAAAGGACTTAATACCGCGCGCTTTACGTTGAACTTAATGCGCTATCCATCGCGGGTGGTAATCAATGTTTCAGAAAAAATCAAAGGATATTCGGCTTTAATTGCTACGCTGATAAATCAATTCAAGCATGATCCGTTCGGTACGCGTAATATTGCAAACGCTATTATGACAGCCCGCTTATCGCTAAGCGCTGCTGCTGCTTCCGTTGCTTCCGGCGTTGCGCTGCAGATTGCCGAAGGTTCAGCGCAAAAGGACACGGCCGCTATTCAGGTGTCGCGGGAGGAGGCGATATATGCCACGGAAGCTATTATCAATCTTTTTGAGCTCGTAAAAAATTTTGATGATACAAAAGTTAAGTCGAATGCGTTTGTTGATGTGAATAACGAAACCGCTTTTTTATTATCCGATGTTGTTTATAAAAGTGCAGCGCTTATTATCAATAGTTCGTTTTCGCTTCCGATGCGCCGTACTATTGTGCTTGACCGAGATCGGCAACTTATAGAATTGAGCGCCGAATTATACGGTTCTGTTGATTATATGGATGAGCTTATTTTTGAAAACAAGCTCACGGCTGATGAAATTATTTTATTGCCGATGGGCAAGGAGATTACCTATTATGTCAAAAGTGCATAAGGTGGTTTCAGGCGATACGCTTGGTGCAATCGCAATAAAATATTTAGGATCGTTCAATAAATGGCATGATATTGTATTGGCTAATCCGCAACTTACGGGAAGAAAAACGGCTATAGATGGGTCTCCGCTCATTTTTCCCGGCGACATATTGGTTGTCCCTGTAAAAGAAAAAATGCAGGGAGGCGTTACAACAACGGTTGAGGTTGCTGATGGCGAACAAGATGTTGCGATTGTTATTGGGGGTAAAAAGTTCGTTGGTTTTACCGGCTATGAATTAAATTTGTCGTTTGACTCACTTGATACCTTTTCTTTTTCTGCGCCGTATGATAATTCCTTGAAAGATTTGCAGGAAGCGATTGAGCCGTTTAGTTTTAAATCATGTGAGATTTATTATCAGGGTACGCTTGTCTTTAACGGCAGGCTCTTAACGCCTGATCCGAAACTGGAAGATGTTTCGTCAGAAATAACGCTGCAAGGCTATCCGTTGTGCGGCGTATTGAACGATTGTAATGTACCACCTGCGAAATATCCGGCGCAATATAAAGGGTTGACGGTGAAACAGATTGCCGACGAATTGGCGCAAGCGTATAACGTTGAAGTCGGAATAGAAGGAAATGCAGGAGCTTCTTTTGAAAAGGTTGCCTGTGAACCGTCAGAAAGTATTTTGTCCTTTTTAACGAAACTCTTAAAACAACGGGGTTTGCTTTTTACCAATGATGAAAAAGGAAATTTGCTTTTCTTTACTGCAAAAGAGCAAAAGGCCGCTATATCATTTATTGAAGGGGAGGCGCCGCTTTTATCAATAACGCCGAAGTTTAATGCGCAAAACTTTTATAGTCATCTTACGGGCTTTACTAAAACTGACAAAGAAAATGATAGTCTTTCGTATACGTTTAAAAATAAGTATTTAATCAATAAGGGGGTTATGCGTTATAAATCAATGATAATTGACGATGCAAAAACGCAGAGCGATTTAGAAAAAGCAGTAAATACGCAAGCTGGAAAGATGTTTGCCGATTGTGTTTCGTATGAATTAACTTGTGAAGGACATATTTTAATCGATAATCGATTGTGTAAAAAAGGATTGTGTGTTTGCGTCAAGGCGCCGAAGGCGATGATACGCCTGGAAACAAATTTTATCGCACGTAATATAAAAATGATACGAACCGGAGATCAAAAAACAACGCAGCTGTCTTTAGTCTTGCCCGGCTCTTATACAGGAAAAATCCCAGAGGTGATGCCGTGGGAATAATCGGCAAGATGCTAAAAGCTGCCAGCGATACGTTTACCGCTCTTACTGTCGAAACGCGGAAGAGTTTTAGCGAAGAGCCGCTTTTATATTCTGCGGCTGGTGATGATTCTGTTCCGTGTAAAGACGATAGGGTTTTGTTGGTACAGGCTGGCGGTACCGGTGAACAGGTGGTTGCTGGTGTTTTAAATAAATCACAGGGCGCAAAGAGCGGGGAGAAGATTTTATTTGCCCGTGATAAAAACGGAAAAATTGTTGCAACAATCAAAATGCTTAATTCCGGTAATATCGAAATTGAAACAGACGGCGATTGTAAGATAAAAACGAAAGGAAAGACAGAAATCAACGGCAGTGATTACGGTGGACTTATTAAAATTGAAGAACTGAAAATGCAATTGCAAAAAAATACGGCAATTCTTAACGGGTTGCTCGGTGTGTTGAAAGTTTCTGTTACAGAACCGGGAAACGGCAGCCCGTCTGCATTTCAAGCGGCGTTGCTGAGCGCAATTGGAACAATGCAGACGGGAGATTTCTCAAATATTGAAAATAAGAAAGTGGTGCATGGAGGCGGTTAATGGGCGATTTTGAAGGCGATGTTCTTTTGATTGAAACGCCGGACGGGGGTGATATTGTGCTTGAAGGTGGCCTTGTAAAACCGTGTAAAGACTTTTCAACGGCTGTCTATCTGTCTCTTTTCGGCGGTAACAAAGATGATGCCGGTACGGTTAAAAACCGGCATACGTGGTGGGCTAATACGCTTAAAGAAACACAGGAAAGTGAAAAGGTGGTTTCGCGGTTTCAGGCGGTGATTACTGGGTTGCCTTTGAGCGTTAAAAATATACGGAAAGCAGAAACGGCGGCCGTGCTTGATTTGGAATGGTTAAAGAGCGGTGGTGTGGCTGATGAAATTATTGCGGACGGAAAAACAAAAGATAAGAATACGTTTATACTAAATGTTGAAGTAAAGAACAAGGGACAACAGCTCTATCAAAAAGAGTTTGCCTTGTTGTGGAGGCATGGAATAGATGGCGTATAAAAACAAAACGATTGAAGAAGTACAGCAGCTTTTAATCCGGTCTTTTGAGCATGAATTTAATACGCAGTTACGGATTCTGCCTAAATCTTTTATTAAGATTTTATGCAAAGTGTTTGCGGGTGTTTTTATCGTTGTATATAAATTAGTCGGCTGGTATTTTTTACAAATGTTTCCGGAAACGGCTGATTGGAAAGAAGTTACGATTTTAGGAGTACGGCTCAGGCCGCTTGTTAAGTTAGGCGTTTTGTTCGGTGTCGGTGAGCCGCTGGCGGGTGTGCAGTGGCGGGGTATAATAACTATTGATGTTTTAACGCAGGGAAGTGTTCTGTATTCCGGTACACAGTTAAAAAGCAGTGCAACAGGAAAACTCTATATAGTGGAAGAAACAAAAACCCTATTGCAGACAAAAGAAAATATTTCAATTGTTTGCACGGAAATAGGAACGACTGGAAATCTTGAGCAAAATGATACGCTTAACTTTGTTAATCCGTATGGCTTTATAAAAACGGAAGCGGTTGTTTCGGATGTTGCAAGGGTTGGGTTGGATAACGAGCTTGAATCAAGTTACCGCAACAGGGTTATTAACCGGTTTCGGTTACAGCCGCAAGGCGGCGCATTAGCGGATTACCGGATTTGGGCGTCGGAAGTTCCGGGCGTATTGAATGTATATCCATACAATGATAAAGAGCAGCCGGGTAGCGTGCTGCTTTATGTGTCCGGTATTTCTGATGTATATGCCGATCGTATTCCTGATAAAGGCTTATTAAAAAAGGTAGGGGAGGCATGTACGTATGATCCTGAAACAGGCAAGGCAACACGGAAGCCTTTAACGGCAATGCTTGATCCGAAAAACGACGGTTCATATTCAAATGTAAAACCGGTTAGCGTTGCGGTCTTTGATGTTGTAATTACTGGCGTATCAGGAATTGTCCCTGCAGATTTTGCGCAGGTAGTAAAGCCCGCATTACAAAATTATTTTTTAGATAGAGACCTGTACATACGAGGTCTTTCCGATGATAACAACCGGACGAATGTTGTTTCAAAAAATCATGTTATAACGGTTATCAATCAAATAGCAGTATCCGTCAAGGCGATATTTGAAACCGCGGAGATACGAAAAGATGGAAAGGTTGCGCCGTTGTATACTCTTGATAACGGTGAATTAGCAAGGCTTGGCGCTTTAGCGATAGATGGAGTGCAGTATTGAGCGTTTTTTTTGATGCGATAAAATTGTTGTTTCCTCGTTCGAGAGCTTTTAATTTTACAATAGACAGTGATAAGCGAAAGTTAATAAAAGCGATTGCTGTTTTGCCGGAAGATATACGGCATGAGATGGAACGGGTTTACTTCGACATGTTTCCCGAAACAAGCCGTTGTATTGAAGATTGGGAAAAGGTTTTTGCTGTCGTTTTCTCAAGTAAAGAATTGGAAAAACAGCGGAATGTTCTTGCTGCTTTGTGGCGGATAAATAAAGGTGGGCAATCTGCGGTATTTCTCGAAAGTATGTTAACGAACATCGATGCAAATATTTTAGTTGTTGAAAACACACCAGTAAGCAATCCGCGCCAGCGGAGTATTACGAATGTTGCCGTGTGCGGAAATAAAAAGCTGTGTTGTAAAAATGCAAAAGCTGTATGTGGTTATAGAATTGGAGATGAAGGTTTTTCACCTACAATTTTACGGAACGATGTTTCTGAGCTGTACTCAATTAAAAATGATCGACGGTTTTGGGTATATTGCTATTTTATTTGTAAGAGTGTTGTTCGCAATAACAAAAATGAAATTCTTTATATTGAAAAATTGCAAATAAAAAAAGAATTTAGAAATTATATAGAATATTTAATCTTAAAAATCAAACCGGTACATACGGTTGCTGTAATGTTTATAGAGTGGGTATAGATAAGTAGAAATATAAAGTAAAGGTGGAGGTTATTAAATGATAAAAATTGATCAAAATTATACAGATTATCGGGATGATACTGATCCGAAGTATCCTGGTGGAAAAGCAATTAATGCGACGACAGCTGAAAGCACAGATGGTACACCATTGCTGGCAGACTGGATGAACGATATTAATGGTGCGTTTCAGGCTATTTTTATAGAAGCGTTTGGTGATATAAACAAAGTTTCCGGTAAGCCTGATAATGCAGAAGAATCGGATGTGTTAAAAGCAATTAAAAAACTATTGCCAAAATTGGCTTCACAAGGCGATTATTCAGGTAAAAATTCCGTACAAGGCATCGGCTTAGTTAAGACGGCGAATAGAGCCCCTAATACAAAAGAAATACAGCTCAATGAACCGTGGGCAGCAAGTCCTAATTGGGTGTATAATCTTCTTACAGGTGGTGCACAGGATGACGTAAATAACGCTGTTACAGAAGTGTTAAAGAAACGCGTTGATGGTTGTAATGCCGACACTGTTGATGGCTATCACGCAGGTAATGGTACAGGTATGCTTGTGCCGGTAACCGCTTTCAGTGCAATCGGCGAAACTGGCTATATAAAATTCGGAAACGGTTTGCTACTGCAGTGGGGGGGGAAAAGCGGAGTTTACCTATTTAACAACCCTTGGACATCTTTTTTCTTTCCACTGTCTTTCCAATCGACCGATTATGCAATTGTTTGTATGGTTGAATTAGACGGCGCTCTTGAAGTTGGGGCTTGTTCGATAGTAGAAAAAAAACGGTCGGGCGTTAGTGTAAGAATATGGAATGATAATAATTATCGAGAGAACAGTGGCGAATTGAATTATATTGCTGTTGGTCTATAAGAATATAGGATGTTACGCTATGATTTATGTTTTTAAAAGAATCGAGAACGATATGGAGCAATATGGTTTTGCGCTTGAGCAAAGTAATGATTGGCTTGCATATCAGAAAATAACAGAAGAAGAACATATGCGATTGTTTAAGGGTCAATCGGAAGGAAAAATCATCAAATTTAAAAATGATGCGACACCGTATCTAGCTGATCCTGAACCTCAAAAAACAGAAAAAGAACAGTACGATGCAGGACTTATCAGCAAGGAAGAATATAACGCATACATTGACCGGCAGCGGCAAACAGCATATCGGCAAGAAACTGACCAACTTGGAATGCAGGTAATGCGCGGTGAATTAGATAAGTCCAAATGGCTTGCTAAAATTAACGAGATAAAACGGCGCTATCCAAAGGAGGAATAGCAACAGAATCCTGTTGGAATAACTGGAGTGGTGTCTATTTCAATTTATCCATTTGAGTGTTAAATATTCTTTGACCGTCTGCGGCGGGTTTTTCGCAGGATGGCAGGAAAAACGGTTGCGGCGGTGTACGGGTTTGTGTTTTTGAAAAGCTGTATGCTTGTTTCAATCTGAACGATACGTTTCCGTTTTTTGCTTTAAAGCGGATAACTTTGTGCAGGTTGCCGCCGTAAGATAATAATTTACCTGTCTTAAATGCGATATATGCCCGTGCGACTTGCCGGGCTTTTTTTGATGCTATGTTCTTTTTGAATGTACCGCGTACTTTTTGTGTTTTTACTTTATTGACTCGATATATTCTTGCAACCGGTCTTGCTCGGTTTCCGCTTCGGGCAATGTCGGTAGGAATGGCAAGTGTGGAGCCGGTAGCCGGTTTGTGTATACCACCTTTTTCTTGCCGTTCCATATAGGTAGCTTTTTCTGTTACGCCAATTGTTGAATGTATTGCATGGAGTGCATAGCGTCCTTTCGGCATTTGATCATACTGTACTTGACGTGTTGTAAAGGTGTTGCGCAGTGTAAAGGTGCCTTTCATGGTTTTTACATTCTGTTTTTTCGCAAGCGCAGCTTGGATATTAACCGTATTTGTTGCCGCCTTTATAATCCGTTCTTTAGCATCGGTCGTTAAAAGATGAAAACTTTCAGGATCGTTAATAATCATTTTTGCAATCTGCGACATAATTCATTCCTTATTTAAAATAGTTCTAATTGATTGTGCAGTACGATTGTAAATTGCAGCAGTGTCGTTTTTGCTTTTCTATTGCTGTTGCACTGTTTTTGTATATCTTGTTTCGCTGCCGATAGTGCGGCGGTTATCGATGTGTGTATAAAAGCTGTTTCATGCGGTGTTTTTTGCCTGATGATGCGGTGGATTTTTAATTTATAGCCGTATGCAAAAAGATTATTCCGCCGGTATATCGTCAATTCAATAAAGTCGTCATAATGGCGTTCATGCAGTTGTTTTACCGTATCGTATTCGGAATATCCTGTGTGTGCTAAAATATCGATAGGTGATGCCGGTATCATTATTCTTTCCTTATGCAAACGGGTCTTCATTGGGGGGCGGCATGTCATCGGATGGTGTAAATGCCGTACTATTTTCAGGGATAAGGGTGGGTTGCGTTGCTTCTCCTTCAATCTTTTTAAGCCGCACATTGATAAAACATAAGACGGGGTTACCATTTATTTTTTTCTGTTTATACTTAATTTCGATGTAGTCATGCTTCATAAAACGTACAAACTTGTTACGGGTGAGCGCTTCTTTATCATCAGCTGCTAATTCGTAGTAATTAAGATACTGGTCGTATACCGCTTGTACTGTTTCAAAAGCGTCGCCGGACATATCAATTTCAATACAATCCGATACAAATTTATCGAGGTCTGTTTCCTGATCCTTTACGTAGTTCTCTTTGTAGTTCTTGCATTCTTCCGATAGGGGGATTGCCCCTTCATATTTATATTTTAATTCAATATACAGGTTTGCAAAGTATTTAATAATTGCAGGGTATTCTTCCCGTATCGATTTTAAAATTGTTGAAAGAGACTTTGTGTCTTTACCTCCTTTTTTGTGCTGTACGGAAAAGGGAATGACAAGCATACGGTCTATGGTTGCTTGTTCGTGTGCATCAAAACGCGGGCTGTGGTTCGTACACATAATAATCTGTGCGGTCGGAGTAAAATCATGCGGGTCTTTGTAAAGTCTGCGGGCGGTAAGCGTATCATTACCGGTAAGTTCTTTCCATAGTGCAGCGTTCAAATAGCCGTTGCGTTCCGTCTCCTGCACGATAGCAGCGCCTTTTCCTTCAAGGCGGGCAATATACGGGGTTGCTTCGTTCCCTGATACCCGTCGTTTGTTTTGGGAAACTAGAATATCAGCAGGGATGCGGTCTATCATATCAGTATAGACATCTTTGAGTAACTCTATCGTTGTAGTTTTGCCGGTATGCGTTTTCCCGATAAAAATACCGCCGTATTTAAATTGCATATTTCGCGACGGGATAAGTGATAAATAATACATCAATGTTTGCAAAGTTTCTTCATTCTTGAAGTTTGATTTCATAAACGCAAGGAAATTAGTCGGTTCTGTAGCTTTCTCTACAGCTTCCATACGGTACGGCAGCACATCGCGTCGGTATTCTTCGGGTGTTGATTTTCTAAAGACAATTTTGTTGCCTGAAAAATCCATAACACCGTCAATCAGTGTGAGCGATTCTTGTACGGTCGGCCCGTCAAAAAGGACGTTTTCACGGAATACTTCCGGCTTAAGACCGGAAAGGTCTTGTGCCAGTTCTACACGGAAACGCCGTGCTTCTATTTTTAATAGCAATTCATATATTTTTGTTTTCCCTTCTCTGGATATTCCGAGAAAAGAACGTAAGACATTTGCAAGAATACTATAAGCAACGCCTGCTATATCCGGTTCACGTGTCCAAATATGTCCGTTAAAAAAATAGTGCCTCTTTTCATTTTCTACATAAATGAGTCGCCCTTGCAGTACGTCGGAAACAAGCATCGAAGCGGAACGGACTCCGCCGGTTGTTAAAAATTGCAGCGCATTTGCGTTTTTACGCATTGCTTCGTAGTCAATTTCGACGATGGTTTTTTGCTTTTTAATTTTTGCAAGGATTTCTTTTTCCGGAATAAGCGCCCGTTCAATCGCTTTTTGCAAATATTTCGACGTGCCGTATTTTTCACACGCTTCAATCAGAAAATAGGGTGTATAGTCATTTTTATTTTCAATTTGTTCGGGTGTTGCCCCCCATTTTAATAATTCTTGCGTAATTTGGCTGTTGTCGCACGCTTTTATACAGGCAGATACGAACGGCTGCACATCTTTATCGTCCACATCTGCAAGGGGTATCTTTTTTAAAAGGTTGCGCAGTTGTTTAATACCAACGGTGTCAAATGTTTCCCAAAGTACGGCAGGTTCTTTATCTTTCTGTTCCGGCGGTGTGTATTCCTTTGCTTCTTTAATCGCTTGCAATACTGTTTCAATTTTACCGGCGCAAATGGCGGCATCTTGGTCTTTATACGGAAATTCGTCGGGCAAGGACGCAATTTTTATTATGCCGTTATAGCCCGCTTTTCGTAATGTATCAGGAAGATTTGTTTTCCGTTTATCGTTTTCATTGATTGCGACTAATCCTGATGCTTTGCGCCCTGCAATATCTTTATCAAAAAAAATGATGATTTCGGGAACCGATAATAAATACTGTTTTATTTTAGGGCCGGTTAAACCTTCTGTGCCTCCTGTTGAAAAGACGTTTTCTATTCCTGCAGCAGCGCAGGAAAGAGCATCCATTTCGCCTTCTACTAATATAACCGGTTTCTTGGTATCAATTACGCCGGGCATTGGAAATGTTTTACAGCTTTTTGTGCCGCGTTTTTCACATATGAAATTTTCGTAATAATGCAGCTTATATCCTGAACCTAATTTGATAATAACGCCGGAATGCTGCCAGCTTGAATATCCCTTTATAGGATGCGGCAGCGGAACGCCAGCGCCGCGCAGTACGGTTATACCGGCTTCGGCGCTGGCGATGTCGTAGCCTGGCCAGTAAAAAAAATACTTTAA